TGTTTTCCATAAGCCAACTAAAGATTTCTTTCTCATGGGGATGTCCCTTCCACACTTCAACAGAAAGGAAGTAAGGACGGCTTTTCATGTTTTTTAGCACAGCCCATTCCATGCCTTCACAATCCAAAACCATAGCGTCAATCGTGCCGTCATCAATAACCCTAAAGGGAAGTGTTTTTACAGTTGTAGTGGGGCCGTAACAGGGGGTTGGACTCCAGTGACCTTCCACGTAGCTAGAGCCTCCGTTAATACGGAAATTCACCATCCCCTCAACACTTTGAGTATCGGTAATAGCTACCCGCCAAATGTCAGCTTCAGGCATAGCAGCTTGAGCCAAATCGGATAGCTCTGGGTTAGGCTCAACCAAAAGAACTTTATCAGCAAGTTTCTCACGGTAAATATCAGGAGCAGCCGCAATATCCAAAGGCCCAACACCACATTCACAGAAGGTTCTAATCTTCAGGTCTTTGTTGAGCTTTAGGATGTAAGCAAAATCGGTAAACCAACGGATTTGACGCAGTTCTTCAATAGTTTTCATTTGTTTAGAAGTTGTAGGGCTTTTTTGAACACACGGTCAGGGTCAAGGGAAGCCAAGACCTCACACTGACCGGACTGACTGCAAGGTTTGTCTTTAGGGAAAATACCATTCTTGTTGTTGCTGTGATGCCTGCACGGAGCACATTCCCCACGTTGCTGAAAACACCACACAGAGTCAAAATAATTGGTTCTCAAGTCCCATTGAAACGGAGCATACAGACCAAGAGCTTTGACACCCATAGCCCCAGCAAAGTGAATACCGCTTGAATCTGGGCCAATAACAAGGTCACAAGACTTGAGAAAAGCTACAGATTCCTCCCAAGACATACCCTCTTTGGTCATGTTGTAAACCCATCCTTTAGCTGGGGTTGAACCGATTTCAATGCTATTTGGTTCTCCGAGAAGACACACTTCAAAACCCCCTTCTTGAGCTAGTTTTGTCACAAGTTCACATGAGTTTTTGTGAGGATAACTCCTAACAGGACTGGAAGCAGACCATTGATAGCCGATACGGATTCTGTCTTTATTCTTGGCTACAGGGATTAGATGAGCCTTGTAAACGTGTTCTTCTTTGGGGGTGTAAACAAGGGATTTCTTAATTGTTTCCTTGTCTGGTAAAGCCATCCCAGCAGCCCAAAACATACAATCTACAGCAGGAACCGCATCGTTATTTTCAACTGCACCCTCTAAATTAAGGATGTAGCAGTTTTGCGGTAATTCTGTGACTTTGACAGGAAACGGTAATACGTTATCAACAGATTTGCAATTAAGCGCAACAAAGTGATAGTGTTCGTTACAAACTACCGTCAGTTTGCAGTTGGGAAACTTCCGTTTAAGCTCATCAAGAAGCGGGAACATGAACAAAATGTCACCAGCCCCACCAGCACGGAACACAAAAAGCTCTTTACCATCCATGTTTTCCGTAGAGACAAAGGTTTTAAACACATCTTTTTCAACGTTGTGGACAGTTAGGTTTCCGTTGCTACGGACAGCGAAGTAGGAGACTTGCTGGTTTTCCACAAGATATTCACAATTACTTTCAATAGGGAGGGACAAACCCTCAATAGTTTCTTCCAACAGGATTTTCTTCATTTTTGTTGCTCTTTTTTGTTTCTACTAAGACTTGTCGCCTCGGTTTTTGGAGACAGAACGGATACGGAGGTTCTTCATACTATTAGAACCCCCTTTTTTCAAGGGTTTTTTGTGGTCAACATCCTTACCTTTGAGCTTGGCTTTACCGTGCTTTTTAATCATCAACCTCCGTGCTCCGTTGCGTTTGGAACGGTTCTTGATTTGGGAGGGTTTGGAATGATATTCCCGATATTCTTTTGCGTAATCTCTTTTAGCCATTTGCTTGTTGTTTTTCTTCAAACGGTAGCACCAAAGCGAGTTTTTGGGCTGGGTGCTCAGTCTGTGGGACTACCGTGATGTTGTTATCTTTAAGGAGTTGACGAGCTACGTTCAAGTCAGCAGGAGCCGCTTCACCGCTAGAGATACGGTTAAGCAGTTCTTCAGCCAACTGAACTGAAAGTTTTTCAAGGACTTCTTCTTTGTTCATCGCAAAATAAGGTGTTTCATGTTGTCTAGGAACAAGCCAATAGCCGTTCCTATTGCCGCAGCGTAACCAATGGTGTGTGCTCGGCTATTTTCAAGGTTTTTAATACGTTCATCATGTTTGTCAAAAGAAGCACGGAAAAATTGTTGGTTTTCAAGAACCACATCCAATTTTGTTTCCAGCCTTACAAGTCTTTCAGCGTCTTCACTCATACTTCAGTTACAATAAGTTTTCCTCGTTGTGGCACTACACCAGTTGTTCCTGAAAAGTTAGCGACAGCTAAACCAACCCCATAAAAACCAAGCACATCTACTGAATTAAAAGGAGGTAAGCGAAGAATCCAGCTTGTTACTAGCTTTGCTTCTTGATTACCGGAACCTGTAAAAGCTCTACATTCAGATTCGTGTATTTCTTCATGGTTTAGGTTAAAATAACTTTTAATTAACTTAACCCCTAAAGTCTGGTTGTTTGCTGATTTGGCATCTAAACTGGCGTAAACTTTAACAATTTTTAAAGAATTGGAAGTATTTCCAATTAGCATAGCTTGGTTTGAAACATTTTTAAAATTTGTTAAATTACTTATAGTTGAATCAAAAGTCCACCCATGAACCCCAAGAATCGGCATATATTGACCAACTGATTCCATAAACATTGACCCTGTTATTGGTGTCGTTCTGGAGCATTGACCTCTAAGTGGATTAACAGAATTGTTGTCTATAATAAAAGAATCTTCAGCTTCTTCAATTAAGTAAAGAGCTTGTTTGCTATCTGTTTCCAAATCTTGTTCACCTAGCCTACTAGCGTTCTGGAAATCAACAAGACTGGTTGATGGGGTTTCCCTACGGATACGTAAAATACTTCCAAGTGGAGATGATTCAGTCAGGGTTAAGGTGTTTATGTTAATGGAATAAGACGTTCCAGAAACCAATGAAAACTGAAAATTATTACTTTCTGAAGCCCGATAGAGTTTAACGTGACTGTTGGAAAGGCGTGGAAACGGTATTTGGTAAGTGCTAGTCGGAAAAGGACTTGCTGCGTATTCGATAAATGCTGGCATAAAATTAGAAGATAATTAGTGGTTATGTGGTGTCAATTATTTTTGGTTTGGGTAGGTGATGAGCTTGTCGATTTCCTTTTTAACAGTGGAAATATCTTCCCGCTTACCACCCATTTTAAGGACTTGGTTGGCTGCTTTTTTGTTAGCCATGAACATCTTGAGTGTCGGGTATTCTTCCTTGGTCAAATCTAAGGCGGCAGCACGATATTTTGAAATTTCTTTTGTAATCATAGCTGCACGGGGGTTTTCTTCCCCACGGAAAATAGTTGTTTCAAGGTTTTGGTATTGAGGCGTTTTAATCAGTTCTTCCAAATGTTGACGGAGAGTTCTACCGTTAATTTTTATTTGACCAATGTTTTGTTGCCAACGGTCATAGGAATCTTGGTTGGCTTCAGGGAGGTTTGAGACACCCAACATGGAATACAATTTAGCCAAATTAGCGGTTCTTTTATTGATCTTTTGGCCTTTAAGGTTTTCTTGAGAGGCTTTGAAATCAAACACAGTCGGCTCGTTGGTGGATTTAGCCAGAGATTCAATGTCGGTATCCCCACTAAATGGAATGTTTCGCATATCATACATCTTACCCTCAACTGTTGTTTTATGTTTTTCGGGAGACGAAAAATTATACATTAGGCTATTTAACTCTGTTAGCAAAGGGTCATCTTTTCTAGAACCAACATAAAGTGGGTTGAAGAAGTCCACCAAAGGGATGTCTGTAATTGGGGCATCAATGTTTTCTCCAAGCACGTTGTAAGCTCTTGGGAGGAAGTAATTTTCTCCAAAAATCTTGCTACGAATTACTTCCGGTTGGCGACGAGCTAATTGCTGAGTAAAAGAGTGAAGCTCATATTGAAGGGGGTCACGAGATTCAAACACTGGGAAAGTAAGAGGGGCCACCCTGCGTCCCAAATAATTCAACCATTTTTCCCCAGCTGGCCCTGTATCTTCTGTTAAAGATTGGTGTAAATCCATAAACTGTTTAATGTTACTAAAATAAACTTTTTCAGACATTATTTGTGCTCCAACCATTCCCATAGCAGCTACCATATCTTTAACATTACGTTCTTCCATATGAGGGTTTTTCATGTATTGGGTAATATCCGCAGCAGCCATAAAATAAGTAGAAACCGGCTCAAAAAGACGTTTATACTCAAAAAAGTAATTTCCCGATGTTTCCATATCGGCTTTAATTCCCAATCCAATCATACCAGATTGAAGCATTTTACCGACAACCGAGCTTTTTGGGATTCTAAACGAATATGGCAAGTTCTCACTTAACCAAAGTTTACGAGCTTCTTTACTTCGGGGGGCATCTCCTGTTAAGTAGTTATTAGCAGCAGACATAAGAGCACCTTGAGTAATAAACATTCCCATCACTTGTCGCCCGATAGCTTGGTTTTTACGAAACTCGTTATTGGAAGCCATCGCTTCGGTAAACTCTCGTTGTATGTTTTTAAGAGTGGGAAAACGCTCGCTCATTAGCTTACCGTTAAGGGGAATGTTACCAACCGCTTCTGTAATCAAAGTTGTCGGAAGATACCTTCCGGTCATTTTTACTATATTTATGGGGCTTTGTATGAAATAAAACCCCAAAGCCAAACGTAAAGCTGGAAGACCAGTGAGTAATTGTTGGAATCTTTTACCCATACTTGAACTTCCAGTAGTGTAATTACCGAGATCGGACTGATAAGTAATTTGCCTAGCCCATTCTTCAGCTTCTTCCCCAGCAGCACCCAAGTCCTCCCTATATCGGGCTTCAACTCGACGGAGCATTTCGGGGTAGGCTTCTGTTCCTTCAAGTCCTTCTTTTTTAAGTTCTTCCAAGACCTCGTTGGTAATACGTTCTCTGGTATAGAGCTTGTTATTAGCATCCATCAACAAGTCACTGTTTTCATCAATGTATTGTTGTAACTTATCTCCACGGAGTCCTTTCATCTTACCTTCCACAAGGAACTTGGAACGAGCAGCAGCATAAGCGTTACTGGATTTGATAAATTCGTCAGCAGCAAGAATACCACGGTGAACCCCTCTGGAAACTTCCCCTATTACATCCACAGCCAAAGCAGTAAAAGGTGTTTTATTTGGGTCAATCCCGAATCTAGCAAAAGATTCAGAAGAAACGAGACCTTGTGAACGATAAGGCCCAGCGGCTCCATACACAGAACGAGCAATAGAAGCACCAATACCTTTTGTTTCAGCGGCTACTCGTTGGCTCCTATCCACTGGCATACCGCCACGGACTTCGACAAGCTGAGTAGATTTAGAACCAAAACTAGGTTCTGAAGTCTTAATAACACTCCAAGCAGCCGACCAGTTGGCTTGGAAACGCATCATTACGTAAGCGTAATACTTAAAAAATCCCTCAATTTCAAAAGCACGTTGCTTGAGAGCTTCAGTGTTTCCTTTCCCAAGGGGGAGTTTAATAGCCTCACTAGCCATACGTGCAAGACTCCCAAGAGTGCCATTCCAAGGGGCAATAAGCGTTTCACCAACACCCCCAATAGTGCTGATAATCGGGGTGTGAACCAAACTCATAACAGCACTTGTGAGCGTTTCCCCCAAAGCTCCTATAATTACGTCTTCATCAGTTTGATTCAAAGCTCGTTGCAAAGCTTTGGGGTTGTCGGAACGTAAGGTCATAGCCAGCATTTCCATGACTTTTTCGGCACGTTGGGAGTTGAGTCCTGCCATATCATCAATTCCAGCCTTTTTCATCATGTATTGAATGGTGGAAAAGTTACTAAAAGCGGGGTTAATTTGGCGAAGTTTGCGAAAAGCGTGTCCAAGCCGACCCCAATTCGTTCTAGCTTGTTCCAATGGGAGCAAAACCTTTTTAACGTCCTGCATAGCAACAATAGCTTCGGCAAGATCAGCTTCAGATTTACTGTTTCTCCATTTTAATTCAGCCGCTTCCAAATTTTTGATAGCTTGCTCTGACATAAAACGAGCCGCTAGGATTTGATAATTGGCATCCTCAATGGACTTGGCTCCTTTTTCCAGCATCGTAATACGATCTTGGTAGCCGTGATTTTTTAGCCAATCTTTAGACTCATTAAGCCTACGTTCAAAAGTCAGTTTATCCCCTTTGGCTTCCTGAAACTGCTTTTTAAGAGCCAAACCCAACGCAGTAATGGCTTGTTCAGGCTCACGAGTAATGGCGGCATTAAGAACTTCGATATTCAGAACGCTTCCAGCATCAGCTTGTTTCTTAACGTCATCCAACATCTTTCCAGTAATGAGCTTGGAGAACTCATCCAACTGCAAAGCATCGTCTTGAGTCTGTTTTTGCTGTGCTGGGGTAAGGGGTTTTACTTCGGGTTGCGCTTCACCCGATACGCTATCGCTAGGGCTTGGCGTAGGGGTTTCCCCGCCTTCAACTCCGTCTTTAGGTTCTTCTGAAACGCCTTCTTGCTTGAGCTTTTCTGTAGGGGCATCGGTAGGTTCTCCTTCTGTTTTGGGTTTAGGCTGTGCGTCTAGCTCATCCATAAGGGATTGGGCTAGTTCTTCATCAGTTTGATTGGACACAGGCTCACTGGAAAGCTGGTCTTTGACCTTGAAGGGACTGATACCAAGCACTTTGGAACCGAGGGCTGTGGGTTTGTTCATTCCAGCACCAACAAGAGTAGCAGCACCCAGCAAAGCGAAATCAAGCCGTCCGTCTTCCTGCCATTGGCGCATAGCTTCAGCAGCCATTTCGCTACCGCCGCCAAAAGCTACGTTCATAAAGTTCTCAAGTTTGAGCTTACCGACTGTGGAGTTAAGATCAGCAGTTCCTTTGATTAGTTCACGGCTGAATGATAGAGCATTTTTGACATTACCAATGTCGAACTTCATCATAGACCGCATAGGAACGGCTGTTCGACCGATAAATGTTGATACCGGATAATCTTCTTTGGCTTTCTCCAGATAAGTTTGGAATTGAGCATAGGAATCAGGAGCAACAGCTTCCAAAGCAGCTTCTTGTGCCTCAGAAACAGCCCAATAAGCCGCAGCAGACGTAGCAAGTCCTCCAACAATTCCAGTAGCAATAGCAGCAGGGCCAGTGGGAATCCCCACCGCACCACCAACCGCACCACCCACAGGGAAAGCAGCCATAGCAGCAGCCGTGGGAAGGGCTTCTTGTGCAGCAGTAGCTCCCAAAGCAGTCAACGCCCCTCCAAGGGACTTTTCATCTGATTCTTTAGGGGTTTGAGGCCCAACAGATAGCGTAGGCTGGTCAGGACGCTCAACATCTTGTGGGATAACTACCGTAGGGGTTGGGGTTGGAGTAGGTTGGGGTGTAGGAACATACTCTCTACCTTCTTCTTCTGCCAAAGCTGCTTCAATTAGCTCATCGGATGGGGTTACAGCATCAATGTCATCGTTAAGAACGTCTTGTGCTGAATTAGCTTGGGGAAACAGAGTTGAGAATACCGACATATTAGAAAGAAGTGTTAAAAGTCCGTTGGTTGATTAGTCGTTTTTGGGAATCAATAAATCTAGCTACTTCAGCAGCTTCCATTGGAATACCTAATTTTTCAATTAGTTGTTGAAGTTTACTTGTGGAAACTGTTGTAGGTTGGGTTACTCCGTTAAACAAGTCAAGTTCTCTTTTGCGACGAGCAACCAAACCAGCAGCATCTACTTTTACGTTGGGTTTTGTTTGGTCGGGAGTAACCTTAGTGTATTCAAGAATTTTGTTTTGGATGTAAGTAATATCTCCTTTAGAATCGAGAATTACTTTCCGACCAGCACCAGTATTAAAGTCAAACGAGATAAGAGCATTGCGTTGGTTTTCGTTTAGAAGCAATCCCGACTGTTCCAAAGCGGTATCAACCCTAATAGCGTGTTCATCAAGTTCCTCAACTAAGCGTTGTTTGGCTTCTTGTGGAGTTACCCGATCATTTTTTCCACGAGCTTTGGTTCCATAACCAATAGTCCACTGTTTGTAATCCCATTTAGGTGTTGGGTAAAAATAACTTTGATCTGCACCAGCTTCTTCACGGATAACAAAGTCAACAAGACTTCCATCCCCTCCACCACCTTGTTTGCCAGATTGAATGTCCTCATCAATAACGCTTGAAAACTCTTGAACATCCCTAAATACCGGAATTGCATCCCAATTTTCTTGGACTTCTGACAAATCCATAGCAATTCCATCTTCAGTTTTACCCAAAAGAACCGTGTCAACACCTAGTCCTGTAATTTTAAGCAAATCCTTGTAAGTAGCTTCTAGTTGGGTTCTTTGTTCTCCAGAAGATAGTTTGATTTGACGAGCCAAGTCAGGAAGCTGACGTTTAGCCCTATCCAAAGTTACCTTAAACTGAGCCGTTTCAGCCGTTGTTTCCCCTCTTGGGTCAAGTTTAGAAACTGATTCAACAGCTTCTTTAGCATCGGACACCATACGAGCACCTTTACCGTAGGTTTTAACAGCTTCAGATTCATCCAAACCTGTTCCGTTTACAGCTTTTTCAGCGTCCATCTGCTTTTTACGTTCCTCCATACGCTTCAAGGTTTCTGTGTAAGCAGCACCTACAGCTTCATTGACAACGGAAGTGTATTCAGTTTGACGTTCAGGGTCTTTAAGAGTGGGGTCGGCTTGGATACGTTGTTCGACGTTATCGGTAGCCAACATACGGAACTCGTTTTCGCCAAACTCTGTAAGTTCTGCAACACGGATGACTTCTTCTTGTTTTATCCCAAAAGCACTAGAATAAGCGATTCCTTGCATTGGGTCAACAGCAGCCAAGATATTTGAAGCCTGTTTCTCAATGTCTCGTTGTTTGTCTTCAAACCGACCAATTTTAAGATCGTTGATAACGCTCAGTCTTTGAGTAATTTTTTCCAACGCAGATTCGTATTCAGACGTAGGCATTTGGCTTCTATAGCTTTTAAGAGTCTCTAAAGCTGATTCAGGATTCACACGCATTTCTTCTTCTAGAGAAGGCATTATTTCTTCCGCAAACAAAGTGTTAAATTTTCTTTTGCGTTCAAAATAATCGTTAAGTTGATCGTCCACGAAGATAAATGGGTCTTGAGCTAATTCATCTACACCCAATTCAGAAGCCAAAGAAGAAATCTTAGTAGCCAACTGTCCTTCATCCATACGAAGGAGTTCCCCAGAATCATCCAGTTCCCTGAACAACGTCTGAGTTCTGGATTCCATAAGGTCAAATTGAACTGTTTGACGAGCTTTACCCATTGAATCACGTTGAACAGCTTGGTTTTCAAAATAAACAATAGCTCCGTTTAGCTTAGAAGCCACATCAGGAATATCCCCCCAAGCTCCGGTTCCAGCTTTAATGGACTGTGAAAGATCGTTTAGAACTGTAATAGCTTGTCGGGGGTCGTAACCGTTTCTTACTTTACTCTGCAACGCCGCAATAGCGGAATCAGCCACCATAATTGATTGTTTACCCTTAAATTCTGGATGATTTCTAACAAGAGTATCGTAAAGTTTTTGGTAATCTTCCGTAGCAGCCAAACGATTCATTTGTTGAGTCGGGTCTTCAGGGTCAATGCTGTTATTGGCAATAACGTCAACCAGCCCATAACCCAACTGACCAATGGCTTGTTCGTTAGCCACGTTAAAATTAGCTTCTCGTTCGTCCCTTCGGCGTTGCTCGTATTGTTGAACAATAGGAAAAGCTGATTCCATAGCCACAGCCCTTGCACGAGGGTCTTGGATGTTATCAAAAATCCATTGGTTAGCTCTGTTTCGCATGGTTGAACCAATAGGTTCCATGTTATCAGGGCTGGTCAAATCCATTGTATTCTCATCCAAATACTCCGTAAGACCTTGAATAGTAAGGGCTTTAGCTCCAGTCTCGATATAAGCCAATCGGTAATCAGGATGGGCATTTCGAGGGAACAAACCTTCTTTTGTGGCTTGGTCGATATTCTTTTTAAAGATTTCACGAGCCAGTTCAGTGTTGGCAAGAGCATCTTTTTTACCTTGCTGCTTGGCTTGTTCTTCTCCTTTGTTACTTACGACATAAGCAAGCGAGTTGATTTGTTTATTAAACTGACCAAGAGACTCAGCAAGCTCCAAAAGCTCTGTATTCTTAGCAGCACGACCCACATAGGGAGTAGGGATAGCCACAGCTTGAGAAGGACGGACGGTAGGGGAAGATGGGCCACCCCCAACTTGGACTTGCGTAGATGGTGATAGATAATCTACAGCACGACCTACTTCTTTGCGGGGGGTAATTTGATTTTGAATAGCCATATATTATATTAAGCCAGTGTTGCTTTAGGGACGTAGCCTCCAGCCCATGATTGATAAGTTCCAGTTGTTCCCGTGGCTACTCGACCACCAGAGCTAGGTTTAAAAACGTCAGCATACGTGAGCGTGTTTAATCCTGAAGCAACGCCTCCAGCGATTTGAAGACCCATAGCAAGTTCACTTCCACGAGTGGGCATACGAGAGGGGTCATTGATTTGGGCAAGGTTAAAAGAAGATTGGAGTTCAGAACCTAGAAGGGAACGAGAAAGCTGTCCCATATCGTTACGGCTTTGGATTGTGTAAGCCTCTTTAGCACGGTCAAGTTGGGTTTTAATGTCTTGGTTACGGAAGGTAAAATCTTCCAAAAGGTATCCAGACTGCTTATCCAGCGTTAGCCGAGCGTCATATTCCTGAACAGCAAAGTCAGCCAACAAAGCCCCAACAGAAAGACCTCCAACACCACCTTCAGAAGCCCGAACAAGGGCTGAAGCGGCTCCTTCTTTGGTTTGGCGAGCAACCTTGTTGTATTCAACATCCATAGCATCAATCTGACGCTTAAATTGAGTCTCGGAAAGGGTCAAAGCTCGCATTGAATCTTCAGCAAGGTTACGCATGGCTAGTAGTTGAGATTCTTCTTGTTGGCTATGAAGAACTTGCATTTGGAGAGTTTCAGCGTTCATACGTTGAATCTCCAACTGAGTCATGTAATTGGCTTGTTGCTGGGCAGCAGCAGCAGCTTGGTTTTGTGCCTCATACTGCATATACGCACTTGTAGCGGTAGCGGCTACAGTGAGGACGGCTGACGTAATGGCAATAGTTGTTGGCTCACACATATCTGGTTAGTTTTTAATATGAATAAATTCGTAGAAAGACAACCCCAAACTTCCAAAGTTGTCTAGCTTGTTAATAAACTTAAATCCCATAAATTTCAACCATTTAACGTGAACACGGTTGTTTAGGGATACGTAATTACCAAGAATCGGAAAACCCTCGTGAAGCTCGTCAAGGATGGTTCGACAGTTACGAAGGAACTCCCATTGGATTTCTTTGATTCGTGGTGTTCCCAGAAGCCAGATACTTCCGAATAGGTTGGGGATAACCGGAGCTACTCCGAACATGAGAATGGGTTTGTTTTTCAGACAGGTAACAGTCCAACACCTTTCCCCACACATTTCCACACCAGTAGTAAGGGCTTCAGAGGGTTCGATATTGGGACGGAAGCTCTCAATCTCAAGAAGGTCTTCAGGACGGAGTTTTGGGCCGAGGTAATCGGCATCTTCAAAAGTAGCCTTACGGATTTTACAGGTCTTGTAGCTCAGTTTCATTTGTTAAATACGTCTGGCTCTTGCTGAATAAAAGGCTTCCCAATCCATTGAAATAAATGACGAGGGGAAAGGAGTGCTGTTTACAATCTCTACTTTTAGTTCTTTGTCATTACGACTCAACACAGGGAACCTAAAAGAACCACTTTTAACTGGGAGATTTCCTAAAATTGAATCCCCCCTACCTAGAGTATAGTTAGAGAATTTGTAGATATTTTTATCTCGGAAGGGAGCAGTGACCTCAATGTCAAAACTAATGCTATCGTTAAAAGTAAGGTTTCCATTTTTAACTTGAAAACGTCCATCTGATACAGCCGTCCTTTGCGCTCCACCGGAAGCAAGACGAAGCATTGGGTTTGAAAATT